TTGGCGTTGGCTAGAAGATGAATATAAAAAATTAGGAATATTCGATAAGGAGTGAACGTAATGATTAAACGCATACTTAAAATATGGTTTATCATCGGAATGTATGAATTAAGCAAACATCTAACTAACGAACTTATTGTCAAGTTGCAGAGTGAAGATGATGTGGATACTTTTAACCAATCAGATCATATGCATCTAAATATGGAGGTAAGTAAATAATATGTGGATAACAATATCAATAATTCTCGCAATAGCATTACTGATTGCATTAGGTAGTAACTCAGTCTTACGTAATGAATTAGATGCACTGAAATACACCAACGTATATCTCTTTAGTAAGTTTGTAAGAGAAAGTGACATAGAAGATATTGAACGTGAGATAGAGAGAGCGAAGAAACAGTTTAAGTAATGGAGGTAAGTTGATGACTTTGAACAAGCGCGATGTAGTTTTAATGGAGGAGTATTGGAAAAACTTAAAAGAGATGAAAGGACAATTAGCTTACAGACGCTATGAATTATTATATCAACCAACCGATACTAACTTTGGTGGAGGTAAATCTAATATAGTTACCAGTCAAGTAGAGAATGAAGTAGTCAAATTGCATCAAGATGACTTGTATAAAAACCTAAGCAATACTATTACATCTATTGAAGATATATATAGAAGTGCAACTAAAGAACAACAAGTCATAGTTGATTATAGATATTGGGACAAAGATTTACTTATACATGAATGGGAAGATATTGCTCATGAATTAACTAAGCAAAGAGAAGATGATAAAGTCATTTCAGTTTATTCTGTATTAAGGATGAGAAGAAAGTTAATGGAAGAAACTGCAAAGAGAATTGGTTTTATTCATTTCGATTAATCGCAATTCTCACATTGTTTAATTGCGAAGATAATTAATATATATTGTTAGTATCAAATATTATTAGATAATAAACAATCAGAAAGAACATTCAACTTCATTGTTGTTTGTTCTTTTCTTTTTGTCTTGAAAGAAGTGAAATCATTTGTCATTCATTCAACCAAAGATTAGACAAGGACGAAAGACGATGACAGAGAGCGAGTACAAGGCACAAAGGGAACGTAATAGGCAACGTAATGCTAAGCAGTATAACGCGCACACGAGATATGGTAAGGATAGCAAGTATATGGAGTTCTATCATTCAAAAGAGTGGAGAAACAAGCGTAAACAAGTGCTATTACGAGATAAATATCTGTGTCAGTCGTGTCTTAGAAAAGGTTACGTTAATCCAGTCAAAAAAGGTCAACGTTTTTACGTTCATCATATTGTTGAATTGAAAGATGATTGGGAAAAACGATTAGATATAAACAACTTGGAAACGGTATGCGCCGAGTGCCATTTAGAGAGCCATAGAGGACAAAGACGGAAACGATGAACAATGTATCGGAAATTTAAGGGAGGGCTTGATATACCCCCTGTCTGATACACGTAGGGCGTAATCGCTCGATAACTTTTTTGTACCCAAATTCTAGAAACTAAAAATCTAAAAACGCTATTTGGAGGTGAGAACATGGCTAGACCACGTAAATTGAACGATGCAAAAACAGGAAATCACAATAAAGAAGATTTAGAATACCAAGAACTTAAAGAAAATGGCTTATCTCAATTTAATAAGATTGATGTTAAGAGTGTTCCGTCTGATTTAACTAAAGAAGGAAAAAAAGAGTGGAAGCGTATCATTCCTTTGCTTGAACAATTACCTATCGCAGAACTTGATTATGATCGTATCAAACGTTACTGCCAATTAGTATCACTTACAGATGAAGCGTATCGTCATATTATGCAAAATGGCACAGTGAATGAAGAAGGTACAAAGCGAACACCTCAATACTTTACTTACATGGATGGCCTAAAAGAGTTAAAAAGTATCTGTGGGCAATTAGGAATGACGATTGACAGTCGAATGAAGTTAGTTGTCCCTACACCTGATGAACAAAAACAATCGGTTTACGATAAATTTGGTGTTGATGACGATGACTAACGTAAAAATTAATAAAGTATATGAAAAAATGTTAGACATTCCCAATAAGTATAAAGATGACGCTTACAAATACTGTGTCATGGTACTATCTGGCACATTTATTACTTGCAAAGATACACGACTTGCTTGTATTAGACATTTAAGAGATATAAAACGAAGTATTGAAGATGATGAGTTTCCTTATGTATATAAACCTAAACGCGCAAAGAAAGTTATTCAATTTATTGAAGTGTTGCCAGATACAAAAGGTAAATTTAATAAACTCGCATTGTTTCAGAAGTTTATCGTATCAATGGTAAGAGGTTGGTTTACTGAAGAAGATGATTATCTAAGATTTAATAAAGCGTTTATCTCAATGGCTCGTAAAGGCGGGAAATCGCTTTTAGTAAGTGGTTTGACACTTTACTCATTCTTATTCGATAGAGAGCCAGCAGAAGGTAGGCAAATATTTTGCGCTGCAAATGATAAGAAACAAGCTAGTATCGTATTCAATATGGTAGCTAAGCAACTTATGTATTTCATCTCTCAAGTGCCTGAACTAAAAAAGGACGTTAAAAAGGTTAGAGAACTACTTCAACATACAAAAGATGGCTCATACGTTATGCCTCTCTCTCGTGATACAGGGGCAGTTGACGGTTTTGAGCCGTTTTTAGCTGTTATAGATGAATATCATGCTGCAAAAACAAACGAAATGTTAGAACTTATCCAATCAGGTCAAGGTAACTTGATGCAAAGCTTAATCTTTATCATCTCAACGGCAGGATTTAATCTAAACGCTCCAATGTATATGGATGAATGGCCCTATGCTAAAGAAATACTTGCCGACACTTACCATGATGAACAATATTTTGCGATAATCTTTGAACAAGATAGCGAGGAAGAATGGCAAGACAAAACCATGTGGGCAAAAAGTAATCCACTTATCAATGAAAATGATGATCTAAAAGAACAGATTGAAGATTTCTTACAAAAACGAGTAGATGAAGCAGTTAAAAAAGGTACGATGTTCCGAGTATTAGTTAAAAACTTTAATTATTGGATGCAAGCATCAGAAGAAAGCTATCTAGATTTTAACGACTGGAAGAAAAATGAAACTGAATTCGATATTAAAGGGACTAAAACATATATCGGACTAGACTTGTCTCGTGCAGATGACTTAACCGCAGTATCGTTTATACATTTAGATGAGGTTAAGAAACAATATTTTGTCACAAGTCATTCGTTCGTTGCTACTAAAGGTGGACTACAAGCAAAAATTGAACGTGACCTAATAGATTACAGACAAATGGCGCAACATGGTTATTGTACAATCACCAACTTACAAAGCGGCATTATCAACAGTAATCAAGTATTAGATTACATTGAAAAATATATCTTAACTAACAATTTAGATGTTCAAGCTATTTGTTATGATCCACATGCTATTCACGGGTTTATTGCAGAAATTGAAAAACGAAACTGGCGTTATGAATTAATTGAAATTCGTCAGGGTGCTATGACGTTATCTAATCCAGTCATTGACTTTAGATTAAAAGTTATAGACGAACAAATTAAACATCATAAAAATCCACTACTTGATATCGCAGTAAAAAATGCAGTAGCTAAGAATGTGAATGATAGCGTCATGATTGAAAAAAAACTCAACCGTGAAAAGATTGATCCATTAATGAGTACGATATTTGCATACGTTATAGCAAGCGAGCATGAATGGGACAAAAAACGAGCATTGCCAGTATTTATATAAGGAGGTGGCACGTATGGAAATAGCAAAGAATATTATTATCTTACTATTAACTTTAATCGGCATTATCTTAATTGGATATGGTGCATATTTAGCGTGGAAACCATTAGGTTTTATTGTTGCTGGACTACTTGTAACAGGCTTTGCATTAACACTTGACCAGCCTTTTAAGGGAGGAGGTGGAAATAGTTAATGGGCGTATTTAATTTCAATGGTTTCAGACGTAGTAATGAAGTAACAGTTGATAGAAGTACTTTACGTATGATTACAGAGGCTAATGGTTTAGGCGGTATTACATGGAATGGTATTAGTTCATTAAGAAATAGTGATGTATTTACTGCAATTGACATTATCTCTAAAGATATTGCAAGCACCAGTATTCAATTTAATGATAAAGATAGCTATTTAGATGATGATAAAAAGATACTTAAACTACTTAATAAGCGACCTAATCCATATCTTGACGCATGGCACTTTAAATATATTATTGTAGCTAACATGCTTTTAAACGGTAACTCGTACGTTGAAATTGTAAGAGATGATAAAGGGCAACCAATAGAACTTTACCACATGCAAAATAGCGCAGTATCTATTGAACAAATCGACGATAAAATTAAGTACAACTACATTGATGAACGTGACGGTCATGTCCGTTTTGATACAGAAGATGTACTTCATTTTAGAATGTTTTCAGTGGACGGATTTAACGGTTATAGTCCTTTATTTGCTCTAGCTAATGAAATTGGCATTTCAATGGGAAGTAAGAAATTCTTAGATGAGTTCTTTAAAAATGGTGGTACTTCTACTGCAATACTTAAATATGAAGATGGTCGTTATTCTGATGAAGAATTAGAGATAATCAGACAAAATTTTGAAAACAGTCAATTAAAGAATAATAACGGTTTAGTTATGCTAGATGACACAATGACTTTTGACAGATTAAAAGTACCAACCGAAGTGTTGAACTTTTTAAATAGCTATAAATTTAGTACCCAACAGGTTGCTAAAGCGTTTGGTTTGCCGTTGTCTAAACTAGGTATCGAAACTGTGAACACTTCTTTAAAAGATAGCGGTATTGAATATTACAGAAGTACGTTATATCCGATATTCTCAATGATGAATGCAGAAATAGAAGAAAAGTTATTTGCACAAGCACCATATGAAGTAACACTTGATTATGATGTAACACGTTTAATTGATAGTGATCCTGAAGTGAAACTTGAACGTGTTACACAATTATTTACTAAGAAGATTATTACGTTAGATGAAGCTAGAGCGCAATTCGGCTTTAAACCAGTAGAAAATGGCAGTGAACCACTCGCTGATTTAAACACTATATTCTTAAAAGACTTATCAGCTTATCAAGATAGTAAAGTTCAGAAGAATATAGATAGCCTCAATAAAGGAGGTGATGAACCGGGTGGCATACAGTCAGATTGAAACAACTACCGATGAAGAAATGGTAGTAGAAGGTTATGCAATTATTTTCGACACATTAAGTGATGACTTAGGAGGGTTTAAAGAAATTATAAGTCCGACTGCACTAAGTCAGGTAGATGTAACAGACGTTAAGTGTTTAATCAATCATGATTATAATCAAATCGTTGGTCGTACATTAGCAAATACGTTAGAACTAACTGTTGACGACAAAGGTCTTTATTTCAAATGTTTTTTACCTAATACAAGCTATGCAAGAGATATTTATGAAAATATCAAAGCAGGTAATGTAAACCAATGCAGCTTTTTTTATACACTCCCTATTAACGACGATACTGCAAGAACATGGTCAAAGATTAACGGTGAATATGTACAAACGATTAACACGATTGATGAATTACTAGAAGTGAGTATTGTTACTCTACCAGCGTATCGAGATACGTCGGTTGTCGTAGGGCAACGTGCTAAAGGTCTCGACAAATTTAAAGAGTTAGAAAAGTATAAATTAGAATTCGACTTAGAAAGCTTACGTGTAGATACGTAGGCTATTTTTATGCCGGATTTTAATAAATAAATTAAAGGAGTGAAGCTAATGGCTACATTAGATGAACAAGCTAAGTCGATTAATGATTTAATTGACCAAGCACAAAAAGCAGTCGCAGATGGAGATGTAGAAACTGCTAGAAAGTTAAAAGAAGAAATTGAACAAGCTAAAACAACTTACAATGAACAAAAAGAAATTGCTGACGCTGTGCAATCAGAAGAAAAAATCTCAAGTAATTCCGACAAGCCTGCATCTACTGAGAAAACAGAAACAGAAGTAAAAAACGACAAGCCTGATGCAGAAAGTAAAGATGTAGAAGTAACAGAGAAAAAAGAACAACCAGAAAAGGTTGAAGTGAAAAAAGAAACAGTTGAAGAACCAACTGATGAAGAATTAGAAGATAAAAAGAAACTAGGAGGCAAACGCTCAATGACAAGACAGATTATTGAAAATAAACAAAGCAAGTTATCTGATGAAGCTCAAGGCTTTGTAGATTACATCAAATCAAAAGGGGATAAACGTGACAACGTTAAATCAGTTGATGCACAACCTTTAATTCCAGAGGATATTAAATATGTGCCAGAAGAATTACCTGAAACGGTAGTTGACCTTAAAAAATTCGTAAACGTTCAACCAGTTACAACTGCTGCAGGTTCTCATCCAATCTTAAATCCTGCACAAGAAACAATGATTGCAGTTGAAGAATTAGAAAAAAACCCAGAGTTAGCTAAACCAAAATTCACTGACATTGATTACAAAATAAAAACATATCGTGGTCAAATTCCAGTATCTCAAGAAAGTTTAGACGATAGCGAAGCAAACCTTGCTCAAATCATTGCTAAAAACAATGCACGTCAAGCTTTGAATACAACTAACAAACAAATTGCAGATGTAATGAAAACATTTGAGGCAGTTAATACTGCTAACTTAGACGATATCAAAGCAATTATCAATGTAGATATTGATCCAGCTTACAATCTTTCATTAGTTGTGTCTCAATCGTTCTATCAAGCATTAGATACACTTAAAGACAAAAACGGTCAATATTTATTAAAACAAGATATCACTAGCAAATCAGGTACAACTTTATTTGGCCGTCCAGTATTTATTGTCAAAGATGAAATTTTAGGCGCTAAAGGCGATAAAAAAGCATTCATTGGCGACTTAAACTATGCAATCTTCTTTGCAGATCGTAAACAAGCGACTGTTAAATGGATTGAAAATGAAATTTATGGTCAAGTATTAGCAACTTACATGCGCTTTGATGTTGTAAAAGGTGTAGAAGAAGCTGGTCGTTTCTTAACTTACACAGGTACAGCTGGAGATTTAGGCACTGGCTCACCAGAAGCATAAAAGGAGGCTAAATAATGGCTAAATTTAAAGTATTAAAACCTTATAAAGATTTAGAGTTAGAAAAAGAATTAACTAAAAACGATGAAGTTGAAATGACTGTCAAACGTTCAGAAGAAGTTGAAAAAACTTTATCTGACAATGGTTTTGACGGTCCTTTTTTAGAGCGAATTCAAGAAAAGAAAAAGTAGGTGATTAAATGCTTACTTTGGAACTTGAAGAAGTTAAAAATCGTTTAAGAGTTGACCATGACTTTGATGATGATGAAATTTTAGGGTTGATACAAGCATCTGAACAAGAAGTACAAGGTGCTGTAAGTGGTTATGGTAAAGCAGATGAATTTTATAAAGGTAACGCACTTTATAACTTAACTGTGATTAACCAAGTTGGCCACCACTACGAGAATAGATCAACCACAAGTCAATTCGCTAAGCACAATGTAGCACCTTCATCACTAGCACTTATTCAAAGTTTGAGAGGAGCGTATGCTTTATGGAAATCGGAAGGCTCAAACATAGAATAAAGGTTTATGACCAAACTGAAACAGTCAATGATGAAGGTATCTATGTAACAGATAAGAAGTTGATTGCCACTCCTTATTGCGAAGTGTCAAAAACTACAATAAAAGAATTTAGAGAAATGGGCCTAGAGGCAAGAAAGAGAACAATCGACTTTATTATCCGTTATCAACAACGTGTGGAAATTCAGTCTGATATGATTGTGGAATTTAAAAACAAAGATTACAAAATTAAATATATTGAAACAGATTTTCAAGACAACGAACGCCAAATGTTGAAATGCGAGGTGGTGGAATAATGGCTAAAAAACGATATGACAGTGATAAAGACATATCCGATAAAATCAGAAAGTTAGTTATCAATAGTGAAAAGCAATCAAAACAGGCAGTAACAAAGGCTGCAAAACTCTATAAAGCTAACATTGAGACTAATACACCCGTGCATAAACGACAAATCCATTCATCACATGCAGTAGAGGTATTAAAAATCTCTAATTTCAGTCGTGATGAACTTAATCCTACTAAAACAGTTGGTTTTGATAAAGGTCGTAAACGTAAAGATGCTGGTTGGTATATCCACTTTCCAGATGTCGGTACTCGTCCCTCTAATCGTTCTATGGGGCAACCACCACAACACTTCATGCGACGTTCATTAGAAATGAGTAAAGCACCAATTCTCGCAATATATAAAGAAGCAGTGAGGAATATGGTCGATGTCGACTAAACACCCTATTGTACGTATATATTCGTGGCTAAAAGGCAATAAAGAATTGGAACAATTACTCAATTCTAGTAAGCAACCTAAAATATTTAATTTTGAAATTCCTGAAAACTATCAAAAAGCAGAATACACACCTTTAATAAGAATTACAGAAATATTATTACAAAACACAATATACAGAGATGGCGATAGTGAATACTATCGTTTTTTATTTGCCATTGAAACATTTGGTAATGACATCAATGCCACTTACACAGTAAGCGAGTATGTGAACGACATTATCAAACAACACAATGGCAGAGTAATAAGCCGAGACCTTTCGAAAGATAAGGAACTCGGAATTTTTAATCAAATGAACGAATACGAAATAATTTTACCAGTAAAGGAGTAATTAATAATGGCAGATAAAAAAGTAGCAATTACATGTGAAGGTTTCAAAGCACGTCGTCAAGAAGGTAACGGTTTTGAAGCAGGAAAATTAACAGATGTACCAGGATTACAAGAAATTGAATTAGAATTAGAACAAGGTAACGAACCAGTATATGCAGATGGAGTTAAAAAATTAAACTTATTTAGTGGTATTACTGGTGCAACAGTTACAGCAAACTTAATGGAATTAAACAAAGAAGAACGCGAACAATTCTTAGGTGTAAAAATCGATAAAGGTATGGAATTATACACTTCTGATTTAGTACCTCCATATTTATCAGTTTCATGGAAATATCGTTGTAACGATGGCTCATTTATCTACTACGGGTTAACTCGTGGTAACTTCAACATTCCAAACACAAGTGCATCAACTATGGAAGATAGTCCAGAGCAACAAGACCAAGTAGAAATGGAAGGCTCATTTGTACAACGTGATGATGACAAATTAGTCTTTGCACGTATTCATAGTGCAGATCCAGATTTCAACGAAGAAGATTTCTATAAAGCAATTCATGGTGATGACGCAGTAACGACTGCTGACAATACACCAGCTGCATAAGTAGTTTAAGGCGACTGTAAAAGGTCGCCTATTTTTGTATACAAAAATAACCAATAAGGGAGTAATAATAATATGGCTAAAGTATCTTTAAAAATTGACGGTAAAAATAAAGTATTTACTAAAAATAAAATGACATTGGGTGTCATGAAATTACGAGGCGAATTTGAAAGCAAAATCGAAAATGCTTATGGCATGGTTTCAGAATTACAAGATGTTTACCGTAAACATCGTAATGTATTAAATCAATTAGAAAAAACGCAAGAAAAATTAGCAGATGCAGAAACAGATGAGCAACAAGATGCAATTTTTGATGAATTAGAAGAAATTGAAAACTCTGACGAATATAAAGCGTTTGAGGACAAAATTGAGGAAGTTCGAGAAAACAATAAAGATAGTGAAGTGAACAACTTTAACATCTATGACGAATTAGCAACATTACTTGTGGAAGTGTTTGATAATCAATTTACTTACGATGACGTTATGAACGGTTTAGAAACTGATGACAACGAAACACCACCAGAAATTTATGCTCGTATTTTCCGCACAGATGATATGGGAAAGCGCAAGAAAAAAGCGACTACAACAAAGACAAAACAGCAGACGAAGTCCTAGAAGATATTTATCTTGTGTATCGTCATTTTATCGAAGATGCACAGTATAAACCACACGAAGTGGACGCTATTGTTATGGAGGACTTCAACAAATACTTTAGCACTAAGAAACGTAAACGTAAGGCGTCTAAAGTCGCTAAAGCCGGTGCATTAAGTCCAGAACAAATGATGGCATTAATTTAACAAATGAGGAGGTGGGACAATGGCAGATTTTAATTTAGGTGCAGAGGTGTCTATGGATGTTGACCCCCTCAAAGCCTCATCTAAAACCTTAGAACGACAATTAAAAGGTATTAACAAATCATTACGAGAACAACGTAAAGAGTTTAAACAAAATGAGATGAGCGCCGAACAACTCGCTAATATGGAAGGCGACTTAGGTCGTGCGATAAAAGCGCAAGAGGGGTTACTTGCTAGACGTAAAAAGGCATTACAAGATGTTAAAGATGAAATGGCTAAGAGTGGGAAAGCCACTGACGAGCAACGTATCAAACTGCAACAAGCAGACGGTGCTTACAAAAAAGCACAGAACCAGTTAAATAGCTACACGAAAGAACTCAAAGACGTTCAAGTCGCTAGTAAAACGTTTGGTAAAACATCTGATGACATTAAAGGTAAATTAAACAGTTTAAGAAACGAAGTTAAATTAAACGAGGCAGAATTTCAAAAGTCTAGCAAAGCAACAAGTGATTATGAAAAGCATATCGATAGTTTATCCGCATCACTCACTAAAAGTGAAAATGCAATCAAAGAATTAGAAGATAATTTAAAAATTGTATCTGATCTAAAAGGCGAGAATAGTCGAGAGGCTAAAAAATTAAGTAGTGAAATCGAAAAGGAACGTCTTTCATATAGTCAATTAGAAGTCACTTTATCAAAAGTTAAAAATGAATTTGAAGATGTTAAAAATGAAAACTCCGAACTCTCTCAATCTATAAAAACAACTGAAAAATTTATAGATAATATGAAAGATACTGCAAATTCATTATCTAACGAGTTAAAACAAAGTAGTGCAAGTTTTAAAGCATCTTCGCAAGAAACAGATGACTATAAAACACACCTACAACAGTTAACCAACATTCAAACAAAACAAAAGAATGTGATTAATGAGTTAGAAGATGAATATAAGAAAGTTACAGCTATCCAGGGTACATCTTCGCAACAAGCTAAACAATTAAAGAGCGAAATCGACAAGCAACGAACAGCATTCACTTCATTAGACGCTCAAATTAACCAAGCAACTAAACAATATGATGAATATCGACTGGCCAACTCGCAAACTAACATCACATTAGGCGAGGCTAAACGTCGACTAGACAGTTATAATAACGCACTTGAATTGAACACAGTTAAATTTAAAAGTGCTAACAAGTCGGTCGAAAGTTATCAAACACAATTAAATCATACTAATGCTACAATTACGCAACATAAGACAGTTTTAGAAGGCTTAGAGCGACGCTATGAAGAAGTAGCAAACGCACAAGGTCGTAATAGTGTAGAGGCTGACAAAGTAAGAAATGAACTGTATAAAGAGGCTATCGCACTTCAAGCGGCACAAAATAGAGCCGATGAATTATCTGATGAACTCGAAGAAGTTGCAAGAGCGCAACGTAAAGTTGTATTAGCTGGAACGCTAATGACTGCTGGTTTTGCAGGTGCTAGAGATAGTGCAGATAGAATTGCAACTACACTGCGTAGTGTGGGCGAGGTTACACAGGGCGTTGTCGGTGAGGTTATGGCTACACAGTTCACTAACTTAGTGCCTATCATGGGTTCAGTTGTTAGTGCAGGTGCTGGCGTTGGTGGTATGGTTACTGCTTTGAGTGGTGCTGCGATTGGTATGGGTGGCTCATATGCGATTGCATTAGGTGCAGTTAAAGCATTTACAGGTCAAGCAACATACGCACTGAAAATGTTAGAAGACGGCACACTCTCAATCACATCTGAAACGGCAAGGTACCAACAATCATTAGCTAGTTTAAAAACGCAGTGGGAAGGTTTAATCGCGCAAAATCAAGCTAAGATATTTAATACTATGACGAATGGTATTAATATGGCAAAAACATCACTCTCTCAACTCAACCCGTTTTTAACTACAACAGCAGGTCAAATTGAACGTTTCAGTAGCCGATTATTAAATTGGGTTAATACTTCGAATAATGTAAAAAACGCATTCAATCTCTTAAATACACAAGGAACACAAGCATTCGGTCATTTATTAAATGGTGCCTTCCACTTCGTAGACGGTACGGTTGCCGTATTTAATAAGCTAAGTCCATTATTTGTGTGGGCATCTAAGGGCTTTGAAAATATGGCATTATCATTTAGACGTTGGGCTAACAGTGTAGAAGGCTCACGAGCAATTAACAATTTCATAGAATATACAAAAACTAACCTTCCAATTGTTGGCCGTATTTTTGCTAACATATTTGGAGGTATTTTTAGTTTATTTAGTGCTTTTAGTGGCCATTCCCACAATGTGTTATTAGGTATCGAGAGTGTAACGGAAAGCTTTAAAAATTGGAGTGCAGAGTTAAAACGTTCTGACGGTTTTCAACAGTTTGTACAGTATTTAGAAACGAACGGACCGAAAGTTTGGACTTTAATTAAAAATATTACTGGTATTCTGTGGGGGCTTATAAAAGGTATGGCGCCAGTTGGTGCCGTAACATTAAGTGTTACAAACGCTATTACTGGTTGGATGTCTAGCATGATGAATACGCACCCTGTTATCGGTCAATTAATCGGTAGTATTGTTGCCGGTGGTGGTGCATTACTACTATTTTTAAAACCTTTATTCTTAATTAAAGGTGCGCTTAGCGGTATGCGTGGCGCATTATTAGCCGTAACGGGTGCACAAAAGGTGTTTGGTGCAGAGGGCGCACTTGCAACGTTAGGACTAAAACGTCAAGCACTACAAACTAAGATAGCAACGCTTGCAACAAAAATTTGGGCTGGGGTCCAAGCGGCAGCTAAAACAGTTGCCGACGGTTTTAGATATGCTATTGCTAGATTAACCACATCACAAACAATCAATGCAGTTAAAACTAAAATTGCAACAGTTGCCACTAAAACTTGGGCGTTAGTGACTAAAGGTGCAGCATTAGCGACTAAAGGGTTAGGCTTAGCCATTAGATTTATGACAGGTCCAATTGGAATAGCAATCACTGTCATCGGTGCATTAGTTGCAGGTATCATTTATCTGTGGAAAAACAATGAAACGTTCCGTAATTTCGTCATTAACGCATGGAATGCTATTAAAAATACGGCTATTTCTGTTTTTGGATTTTTAAAACCGTACATCATTAACATTTGGAATGCAATTAAGAACGGATCAATTGCAATTTGGAATGGCATGAAAGCTATTGCAAGTGCTACATGGAACGGTATTAAATTTGCGATACAAAACCCAATTCAAGCTTTAAAAATGGTAGTTACAGGCATTTTTACAGGTATAAAAAATGTATCGTTAGCTATTTGGAACGCTTTAAAGACTGGTGTAATAACGATTATTAGACTTTGGGTGTCTACAAGTATGGCAACATTTAGAGGTTTAAGCACATTCTTTAGTAACTTATGGAATGGTATAAAAAGTGTTGCAATTAGCGCATGGAATGGAATTAAAAATGGTGTGCTAACAATAATTCGCTTGTGGATAGCTACAAGTAAGGCAATTTTTAACGGTTTACGTAGTTTCTTCATAAATTTATGGAATTTCATTAAAAATATAAGTATAAAAACTTGGAACGCTATTAAAAATGGTGTTTTAGGCGCAGTACGGTTATTAAATACGGGTGTCCGTAAAATCTTTGGAACATTACGCTCATGGATAATATCTACATGGACCTCTATTAAAAATAAGGTCGTTGCATTAGCAAAATTATTATATGTAGGTGCTAAAGCGGCGTTTAATTCATTATGGAACGCTACTAAGAAGATATTTACCACACTCAAGAATTGGGCTTTAAACAATTGGAGAGCACTCAAAAACGGTATTGTAAAATTAGCAAAAGCAATCTACACAGGTGTGAAAAATGCCTTTAATAGTTTGTGGTCTAGTACAAAAAATATTTTTAATAAACTAAAAAACTGGGCAATCAACACATGGCGCTCATTAAAAAACAGTGTTGTGAAACTTGCTAAGTCTTTATATTCGAGTGTCAAAAATACATTTAACAATTTATGGTCAAGTACCAAGAATATTTTTAGTAAATTAAAGAATTGGCTCGTTAATACGTGGCGTTCTATTAAAAATAAAGTCACTGATTTAGCGAAATCGTTATGGAATGGTGTCAAAAATACATGGTCTAAGATGAAGTCCGGAACGCACAATACGATGTCGAAAATATCTAGTGGTACCAAATCCACATGGCGAGGTATGAAAAATTCAGTCGTGGATATTTCAAAGGCATTGTGGTCTAAAGTACGTGGTACATTCACAAATATGCGTGACGGTCTAAAAAATATAATTGGCAAGATTAAAAGTCATATCGGTGGAATGGTTAAATCAGTTAAAAATGGTTTAAATAAATTAATCGACGGTGTCAACTGGGTAGCTGGTAAATTAGGCATGAAAGACTTACCTAAAATCAAGTTACACACAGGTACAGAAAGCACTCACACACAAAACTATGTGACTAACGGTAAGTTAAACCGAGGTACTATCGCAACTGTTGGAGATAAAGGTAAAGGTAATGGACCAGGTGGTTTTAGACATGAAATGATACGCTACCCTAACGGTAAAACGGCAATTACACCTAACAGAGATACAACAACATTCTTACCTAAAGGTTCAACAGTTTATAATGGCGCTCAAACACATGCAATGCTTACTGGTCAACCACAGTTTCATAATGGTACTATTCCAAGATTTGCGAGTGGTACTAAGAAAAAATTATTCCAAGCAGTAGGAGAAACTGCAGGAAAGTTTTTTAATAGTGCAAAAAAACTAAAACACAATGCTATGGATAGTATTGGCGATAAAACCAAACAAGCTAAAGAATGGGGAGGCGAAAAGCTTTCTCAAATTAAAGGTGCAGTAGGGAAAGGCACTAAATGGCTATCGGATAAAGTTGGAGACATAGCTGATTGGGTTGGTAAACCTGGCAAATTACTTAATAAAGTGCTTGAAGCGTTTGGAGTAAATATGGACGCATTCGGAATTGCTAAAAGCGCAGAAATACCATACAACTTAATGAAAGCTATGTTTGGAAAATTAAAAGAAGCTGCTAAAAACTTGATTGATGGTTGGTTAGAAGATGAATTTAGTGGTGGTGGAGGATATAATCCATACACCAAATCACCATTCCATATGACAAGAGGATGGACACCTTCAGGACATGCAGGTATTGACTATGGTGCGCCGACAGGTACACCTATTCCTTCGCCGATAGACGGTAAAGTAATTCAATCATGGTTCTCACCTAACCAGCCATCTGGCGGTAATGAAACTCAAATTTGGGACGGACAAAAATATACACATATTTTCATGCATCAATCTAAACGTAAAGTAAAAATTGGCGACAGAGTTCATCAAGGTCAAATCATCGGATTAGTAGGTAATACAGGTAACTCGTTCGGCTCCCATTTACATTGGCAAGTTAACAAAGGAAAAGGATATTTAAACAACCATCCAGATAGTGTAAACCCATTAACATGGGCTAAACAAGCAGCTAAAAGTGGTGGTGGCGTAAACAAAGCTGCAAGTGCTTGGAAACCAGATATTAGACGTGCAGCTAAAGCAATAGGAGTAAGAGTTTCAAATGCTGATGTGAATGATGTTGCTAGACTTATCCAAACTGAGTCAAGTGGTAATGCTGGTGTAACTCAGCAAATTCACGACAGAAACAGCGGCGGTAATGAAGCGCAAGGTTTATTACAATATACACCAGGCTCATTTAACAGCTACGCAATTAGAGGACATAAAAATATTAAAAACGGTTATGACCAATTACTTGCTTTCTTCAATAACACAGATTGGCGTGCTAACTTATCTTACTGGAAACGTCGTATGGCTAGTGGCTTAACGGGTTGGGGTCCAACTGGAAGACGTAAAAAGTACGCCACAGGTACTAACAGCGCTCGTAAAGGTTACGCTACTGTGTTTGAAAAAGGTGGCGAAATCATGAACTTACGAGGTGGCGAGCAAATCATACCTAATGATGTATCGATTGCAGCAATTGAAAGTGTGATTAATAGTGATATCTTCAACCGTACTCAATCGGCAGTATATGAAGCAATTTCTCGCTTTGCAGATGGCATTAGAGAGAAACAACAACAAGAGAGTATAGAGAAAGCTGAATTAAGACGTTTGCAAACTGAGAATACTGACATTAAAGAGCAAAACACTTTATTAAAAGCAATTTTAGGTAAAATGGATGCATTACTTAACGTTAATAATGACATCAACCAATCTAACCAAGAAATTAGAGATAAAAACTATTTCCCTAGTAGTAAAGAAATGACTAGGATGAACAACGAAAACAATGCTTTAAATGCTAAAACGCGTTTAATGGCAAGACGATAAGGAAGTGATTACACTGACTTTCACTTTATATGATGAGAATATGAATAAAATTAATTATCCAGTTGGCGTTACGCCACTGGATTTTTTAGTTTCATCTGTTGAAAGAGAAAGATATGAAGAAACTGTAAATGGTATTCCTGGAACAATTGATTACGGGTTTGATTTTAAAGAAAGAGAAATCACATTGAAGTTTCAAATGGAACATTATCACGATACTTTTGATTTCAGACTGCAAAGAGATGAAGTTTATAACATATTTAGCAGTCACAATCATTTATACGTTTCAGATAACTTAGTACCTACACGAGTAATCAAGCTACAAGTGGATGGACAATTTACACCTGAACGTTATGGCTATTGGTATTCCACGTTAGAAATAACTGGAAAAAGTATTGGTTTACCATTTTGGAAAACGAAATACTCAACTCAAGAAATTCAAAAAATAGGATATAAC